TTAGAGCTTCTTTCATGAAGTCTCCAAACTTATCTAAGTCTTCTTCACTAACTTTGATAGGCTTACCTTTACCTAGATCTTCTATTGTAGAGTATATATCTTCTACTACTGTATCGAGTTTCTTTTTCATATTATTCTCTATGTTTTATAAAATAACAGTCTTTTGTGACAGGATGAAATCCTAATATTTGAACTCCTAAGTTTTTTTGTTCTAGAGTTCTACTTGAAGAAATATCACTATAAGTTTGTGCATTTCTATCTTTTCTTTTGAAGAAAGTTTTTACATCAATTAAGATTTTATTATCACCTTTCCAAGCTATGAGATCAACTGCTCCTGAACATCCTGCATTTATAAAAACTTCATACCCTTGTTCCCAAAGCCAGATAATTGCATAGTGTTCAGCAATATCTCCTTTTCTACTTTTAGAATCTTTAATGGGAGTAACTCTTTTTCCATCTTTTAATTCTACAAAGCTTCTTCCTTTTCGTTTAATGGGTTTCACTCCAGTTACCTCCTATCTTATATTCGCCAGTTAAAGGGCAGTCCATATTAAAATGTTCTCCTGCTTTCTGTAAAGCAGTTACACCAAACTGTCCTACCTTATCGGCATCTGTATCTTTAACTTCTAGTTGCCACTCATCATGAATGTTTGCAACAAACTTAGCATCAAGACCTTCATTTTTAATATACTGATCTAAAAAAATAAGTGCTTGTTTCATAACTATAGCACCTCCACCTTGTAATAAAGTATTTAATGAAGCATGTGGACTTCGTACATATATCTTTCTACCATCTAATCCTTTGAGGTATCCTCTTGCTCCTGCTTCTTTAGCTCGTTCTGTAAGAGTTCTAAGTGATGGTAAATTGCTGAGGAAATTAGCCTTAAGTTTCTTACCTGAGCTTTGGTTCGCTTTAATGATCTTTCCAATTTTCGCATCTCCCGCTCCGTATAGGAAGGCATAGATGAAAGTCTTCGCCTGATCTCTTGATTTAAGTGATGCAAGTTTTTGATTAGTAGTGTGTATATCGCCGTTGATAATTTCATTTGTATACTCCTCATCTTTCATGTAGTGAGCCAATATTCTTAACTCTAACCCACTAGCATCTATTCCAACCAATTTGTATCCTTCTGGTACAGTCCAACATGACCTACATTCAACACCATATTCTTTATGAATGCTAGGTACTTGTGCCATGTTAGGAGATCTATGTGTCATTCTACCTGTAACTGCACCATTAGGAATAACAAACCCATGTACTCTACTTTCTTTACTATAATTTTGTTTAACTTTACCTTCAGGAATAATCCATCCATGCTCATAATGCCATACTCTATTTTTAAACTTTCTTTTTATTTGTAAATCTTTTAGCCATGAAACAAGTTGAGATGTTCTTTTTTGTAGCAATAAAAATTCTGCAATCAAAGAAGCTTCCTTAACATGTTTAACTTTATTAAGTGTTGGTTCATCTACAATAGGTTGACCAGTAGGTGTAAATCTATTAGGCTTCCATCCTAATTCTAATAATCTTTCTCCTATTTGCTTTCTACTACCAAGATTAAACTCCTGTAATTTCTGTCTCATAAAAGGTTTATAATTATTTTCTTTACATTTAATAATTTCTTCTTCTGATAAGGCAGGTGACTTAGATAAAGTTCCATCCTTTTTAAATTTAGGTGTTACTAATTTATCATCTACCATTATTGGTTTAAATGTATCTTGTACTTCTTTTTCTACTTCATTTTTTCTAGTAGTTAATTTATTTAACAGTAAGTTAGTATACTCTTCCTCCAATCTAAAACCATTATCTTCTTGTTCCTTCATTATCCTAGCAACATCTTGTTCTAACTCCAATGATTGTTGACTAAAACCTTGTTGTTCTTGTTTTAATGCATCATAAACTTTATGATTTAGATTAACATCTCCAACACAGTAAGTTAACATTTCTTCGGTGTACTCTGAAAATAAAGCAGGCTGTTCTAGTTTAGGGCAACCAACTCTATATCCCCAAGTTCCTAAACTATGTCCATTCTCTCTAACAGGATTAAACAGTCTTGACATCACTAAAGTATCTTCAATTTTTCCTTTAAAATCAAAATCATATAGCTTTTCTAAGACAGGTATATCGTAGCCTATAATGTTGTGACCAATTAAAGTTTCTGCTTGATGGAGGAAAGCTACACCTTCTTTTATTTTAGAAGGAGGAAACTTATAAACTGTACCACTCTCAATATCTTTAGCTACGATACACCACACTCTTGTTAGTTTAGGTAGAATCACCATAAAATTCTTTCTTAATTCTTCATCCCAAACTTTAGTTTTACTTTCACGAAATAATCCATCAGCTTCTATATCAAATATTATTTTAGAACTCATTAGCATTTTCCTTCAATTCAGAATACTTTAGTCTTCCAGTTTTATTATCATAAATTAGTGAACAAGCTAAACCTGTATCTCCAGTATACCTAGACTTCAATACTCTAACATGTGTTGTATTAGCTTCTTCAGGATTAACTGCCTGTTGATTTCTTTCTAGTGCTATGACGCAATCAGATAATTGTGCGATACCTTGAGAGCCTTTCAAGTGACTAAGTGAAACCTCAATACCCTTTTCATGTCCTGCATCACCTGATGCTCTTCTTAAATGAGAAACAAGAATCATACCTACACCAGTTGCTTCAACTAAACTTCTTAGTCTATGCATAATAGTATCAATACCTCGTCTCTCATCTCCCTCTGTTAAAATGTTTACTAACATATGTAAGTGATCAAATATAATCCAATCACAAGAGTAACTTACAATAAGCTGTTCTAATTTAGAAAATACTTGTTCAATATCTGTTGCTCCTAGGTGAGCATGAATATAAACTTTATTTGGTTTTATAACTTCGTTAAATAATTCTTCTCTTTGTTCAACTGATAACTTTTCACGCACCTCTTTTAAGTATAACTTTTTATTAGCATGGATAGATACAATACCATCGGCTGTTCTTCTCCAATTTTCTTCTAGTGCAATGATACCTACTCTATCTTCAGTAGTTGTAATTAAGTGATGTTCTAACTCTCTAGTCACCGAAGACTTACCAAGTCCTGTTCCACCAGTTAAAGTAATCAATTCACCTTTACGCATACCTAATAGCTTAGATTGTAATCCCTCCCAAGGATAAGGAACACTATCAATTTCTTTTCTATGAAGCCATTGATCTTTCTGGCTAGACAACTCTAAAAGATTTGAAGGTGTATATACTTTTGCATCCCACCAAGAATCTTTAAATTCTGAATACTTATTATCTTGTAACATCTCATTAGCATCTTTGTATCCCTTTGGAAGTGCCATTATTTTAATTTTTCCTGAAAGACTAGGAAGACCTTCCGCTACTTTTGTAGATGCTTCTATACCTGCCTTATCATTATCAAAGCAAAGAACTATTGAATCATAAGTACTAATGTATTCACTTCTTTCTTTTAAATGATTAAGTGCATTAGCCGCTCCTCCTTTAATAGATACAGTAGCATCAGAATAAATATTATTTTGCTTTAACATTTGGTATGTAGCCATAGCATCACATTCACCTTCAGTTATGGTTAAACATTTTCCACCTACTTTAAAAAGATGTTCTCCAAATAACTCAAGATCATTAGGAATTTGTCGGTTCTCTAGTGAAGATTTCCAACAGTACCCTTTTTTCTTTTCAGTATTTGTAAGATATCTTTCTTTATATGCGATTAGTTTTCTATTTTTATAGTAAGGATAAAAGTGTTTTCTTATTTCTCCTTCTTTATTTATTTCTGATTTAACACCATACTTACTAGCTACATCTTCACTAATACCTCTATCAATCAATGGGTTAATAGATCCCGGCAACTCTATATATTTATTAATAGGTTTGATAAAAGAAGTTACCTCGTTTGGTTTATTATTATACTCATAATTTTCAAGATCTTTAGCTGTAAAGAAAGCCCTACAACTAAAACATTTACCTGACCCATCTTCGTTAATTGAAAGAGCATCCGAGCTTGGACACGCAGGACAAGGTAAATGATAATCTTTGAACTTTGACTGTTCATGTTTGTACATAATGACCTCCATCATAATGTTAAGTCACAATTTAGACTAGGCGAAAGCCGATAAAAACCTAGCCTAAATTGCAACACAGGGGTTACTCTTCTTCTTTAGTAGCTACTATTGCTTCGGGAGCATCTTGTAGTAGCTTCTCAAGACCAGAGCGGTGTCCATCAATAGCA